CGAGAAGTTCTCTCTCCAGTGACCACCAGTGTTCCCCTTAGTGGGCCATTTGAAGGGCAGTCAGAGCCATTGTGGGCGTGAACTTGGACAATGTGACAAACATTGAGGTGGGGGTCAAAAAAAAGCCTGTATTGATGGGTCAAACCAAACCCCGAATTATGAGCATCCCCTTAAAAGGTAAATCTCTAGGCGATGAGTTTCAAGAATTTGCAGCCAAGTGTGGTTACACCATGATGCCCTGGCAAAAATACATCAGCGATGATTTTTTGACCAAAGACAGCAATGGCAACTTCATTCGCAAGACTGTTGCGGTGTTATGTGCTAGGCAGAACGCCAAAACAACGCTGATGGTGTATCGCATCCTTTTTGGCCTCTTTGTGCTTGGTGAGATGAATGTGGTGGCAATGTCATCCAAACGAGGAATGGCTGAGGATACATTCAGGGAAGTGTGCGGTGTCATTGATCGTAATGACTTTTTGCGTTGCCAGGTCAAACTCAATCGTGGCGAGGTTGGCTATCGCGGCAATGGCAAGGAACATTTGGATTTACTCAATGGTGCGCGTTATGAAATTGTGGCTGGAAACGCTGACGGGGCGAGAGGCAAATCTGCCGACCTGTTATTCCTGGATGAAGCAAGATTTATCTCAGAGGAAGCCTACGCAGCAGCTAAGCCATTGACTATTGCCAAAGGCCCTAACGCCCAAACCTACATAACAAGCAATGCTGGTGATAATTATTCCTCAGTGCTCAATTCTTTACGCGATAGGGCTTTGTCTTATCCGCACCCCTCTTTGGGCTGGTACGAATACAGCGCGCCACAACATTGCAAAGTGACGGATAGAAAAGGCTGGAGTTTTGCGAATCCTGCTTTAGGTATAACAATCACGGAGGCTGGCTTGGAGGAAGCTCTTGCAACCGTTTCGATAGATAAATTCTTGCCTGAACATCTTTGCGTTTGGGTATCCTCACTCAGCTCACCTTGGCCAATAGGGTCATGGGAGGCAATCGCAGACCGCAGCTTGAAACTTCCACCAGGGCCAGTGACATTTTTTGCCTTTGATGTGGCACAAGGTCGGCGCACAGCTTCTTTGGTGGCTGGTCAATACCTAGATGATGGCCGTGTCGGTGTTGGCTTGTTAGATACTTGGAAAGCCGATGCAGCAGTGGATGATTTAGTTATTGCCGCCAAAATTAACGAATGGGCCATGCTTTACAAACCGCAGATGATTTGTTTTGATCATTATGCCACTGCCTCCATTGCAGCTCGATTGACTGCTAGTAATCAGCACATGGTTGATGTTTCTGGAACTGCCTTCTACCAGGCATCAGGGGATTTGCTTGATAGCATTGTGGCAAAACGCATTGTGCATGCGGGGCAGGAATTGATGGATGCTCAAATGCAAGCATGTGCAGGCAAAAATCGGGATGAATCTTGGCGCATTGTAAGAAGGGCCAGCGCAGGGGATGTCTCTGGGCCAATCGCTTTGGCAATGGTTATTCACAAAATGAATGAACCTAGAAGCGTTCCAATGATTATTGCAGGATAGCGACACGCCGAAATACCCCTAATGCCTCAAATGTCCGTTTTAGGTGATATGGGTTTAATATACCGACATGGGTATTTTGTCGGCATTGCGTTTGGTCAAGGATGAAACTGACACGCTCAAAAATCAATACGCGCCAGCAGTCATGGCATCGCAATATAACTCTTGGTCAGATTCAGCAATCGGGTATCAAACAAACAGCATTGATCTAGTTTCAGCTTTACAGGTTCCAACCGTTGCCAAGTGCTTCCAATTATTGACTGGAACAATCGGCGGCATCCCATTAAACCTGTATAACAAAACAACAGGTGAAGAATTAGGTTCACCAATTTGGTTGCAACAGCCAGACATTCGCCAACCACGATCAGTGACGATTGCGTACACAGTTCAAAGCCTTGCTGCGTATGGTCAAGCCTTCTGGCAGGTCAAATCTCAGTATTCCGATGATGGCAGACCAGCTCGATTTGAATGGGTTGCCAATACACGAATTACAACAAAGTTAAATGCGCGCTCGACTGAGGTTGAGTTTTATAGCTTAAACGGTGAAGTGTTACCCAATAGCGGTGTGGGTTCACTCGTTACATTTCAAGCATTAAATCCTGGCGTATTACAAACAGGTGCGCGCACAATCCAGGCAGCACTTGATTTGGAAAGAGCTGCGGCCATAAGTGCTGCAACACCGTTACCAACTTCGATAATTAAAAACAATGGTGCGGATTTGCCTGAGGCACAAATTCAAGGCATCTTGGCTGGTTGGAAAGCCGCGCGCCAATCGCGAAGCACCGCGTACCTCACTTCAAGTTTAGAGCTACAAACATTTGGATTCTCACCCAAAGACATGATGTATGACGAAGCAAAACAATCGTTGAGCACTGAAATTTGCCGATTGATGAATGTTCCTGCATATATGGCAAGCAGTGATGCCAACAAGAGCATGACTTATCAAAATGTGCTTGATGCTCGCAAAGAATTTTATGCGTACACCCTGGCTCCTTATGTTTGCGCCATTGAGGACAGACTCAGCATGAATGACATCACCAATGCACAAAATGTGGTGCGCTTCGATGTCAATGAAACATTTCTCCGTGCCGACACAATGGAACGCTTGTTGGTCATTGAGAAATTGCTTGGCCTTGGTTTGATTACTTTAGACCAAGCAATGGCAATGGAGGATTTATCACCGAATGGAGATGCGAGTTGAAGCTAACATTTAGCACACCGATTGAAGCAGCCGATGCGGAACGCCGCATCATCGCTGGCAAGATAATGGAATTTGGGGCTATCGGACACACATCCGTAGGCCCTGTTATGTTTGAGCGCGGCAGCATCGAAATCCCAACAACGGCCAAAGTAAAGCTGCTCGCGCAGCATGAGCCAAACAATCCGATTGGTCGCGCTCAATCTTTTAGTACAGAGGGTGACTTCATGTACGGATCATTTAAGATTTCTAATAGCAGCAAAGGTACAGACTATTTGACCCTTGCTGCGGAGGAACTCGTCTCGGGGCTTTCCGTTGGGGTGGATGTAATTTCATCTCAGCCCAAAGACAATTACCTCCTAGTGACGGCGGCCAGGCTCATTGAGGTTTCACTCGTTGAGTCTCCTGCATTTGAAAATGCAACCGTCACCAAAGTTGCTGCCAGCGAAAGCGAAGCAGAGCAAGAAACAACCCAACCAACCGAAACAGAAAGTGAGGCAGTCGTGGACAACACAGCCGCCGTAACACCTGAGGTGGAAACTGCTCCAGTAGTTGAAGCCTCACGCCCAACGGTTAGCGCATCATTTCACACAGAAGTGCGCTCCCCTATCAAGACCGCAGGTTCGTATTTAGAACACAGCATCAAAGCAAAAATGGGCAACCATGATTCACAGACATTTATTCGTGCAGCAGATATGGCCGCACAAAAACTTTATGCAGCCAATGATTCATTTACAACTAACCCTGCATTTAGCCCGACACAATACATTTCATCGGTCATTGACACATCCGTAATGACACGCCCAACCATTGATGCACTCGGTGGTGCTCGCGCATTATCAGCAAGCGGAATGACAATCGCACATCCAAAAATTACGACAAATGCAACGCTTGGCGTAGTTGCCGAAGGTGCATCAACAGCATCAACACAAATTGTTTCATCTTATGTCAATGCAACTGTTGTGAAAATAGCAGGGGCACAAATCATGAGTCAAGAATTGCTTGACCGATCTGAACCACAATTTTACTCAGCTATGTATGAGAATTGTATGAGATCATACGCAAAGGCATCTGATGCTTATGTGATTGCTGAAATTGTTTCTGGTGGTACACAAGCAACAAACCAAGCAGCAACAATCGCTGGCATCCAGGCTTATGTTGCACAAGCAGCACCAGCCGTTTATGCAGCAGCAGGTGAAACAGCAACAGCATTTATCGCTGGCACATCTGTCTGGTCATTGCTTATTGGCAGCCTAGATACAACAGGTCGCTCACTATTCAATGCAGCCTCCCCGATGAACTCATCTGGACAATCATCACCACGCGGATTGCGCGGAGATGTCATGGGGCTTGACCTTTGGGTTGATGCCAACATGGTTGCAACAACTATTGATGACTGCGCGTTCATTGTTACACCAAGCGCAATCGCAGTGTACGAAAGCCCAATGCTTTCACTCACAACAAACATCACAGCAACAGGTGAAATTGCCGTTGAACTGTATGCCTACTTTGCAGCTAAGACTTTGGTTGCTGGTGGATTGCAAC